GCTAAGTGAATTATATGAAAGATATAGATACTATTGAAAGCAAAAAAGAGAAGATAGCAAAAGCCCTTAGTAAGAATATGCCGATATCGGCACCATTGGAATCTTCGCCACCGGTCGACGACCTGCAGGTTGACTATGATGTGTCGAGAGAGACATATAAAGAACTTATTGATAAGGGTAACGTAGCTATCGATCTTATGATGGAACTTGCAAAAGATTCGCAACATCCTCGCGCTTTCGAAGTATTAGCTGGTTTATTAAAAACTCAAGCTGATAATACAGATAAGCTTGCTGATCTCCAGAAAAAGCTCCAAAACCTTCGCAATGGGCCGAAGGCTAAATCTACTCCCGAACAAATAACTAATAATAATGTATTTGTAGGATCTACAACAGACCTACAACGTTTTATTCTTGATCAACAAAAGAATAAGAATGATGTGATCGATGTCAACACTAACACACCTAACGAATAACGAGTACGGGTATCTAGGGAACCCGCTCGTCAAACGAGACGGTGTTCAACAGACTTTCTCCCAAGACGAACTATCAGAATACATTAAGTGTATGAATGATCCTGCGTACTTTGCAAATAAGTACATTAAGATCATTAACCTTGATGAGGGTTTAGTTCCGTTTAGTCTTTATCCTTATCAGCAAAACATGTTCGATCATTTTAATGAGAATCGATTTTCTATTGTTTTGGCCTGTCGACAATCTGGTAAGTCTATATCATCTGTCGTGTATATTCTTTGGTTTGCGATCTTCAAACCAGAACAAACGATTGCTATCTTAGCTAATAAAGGTGCAACTGCGCAAGAGATGTTGGGGCGTGTTACACTTGCATTAGAAAATCTGCCATTCTTCTTACAACCGGGATGTAAGACACTTAATAAGAAATCAATTGAGTTCTCAAACAACTCTCGCATAGTTGCAGCTGCAACGTCTGGCAACTCTATTCGCGGTATGTCAGTTAACTTACTGTTCCTCGACGAGTTTGCTTTTGTTGAGAATGATGGCACATTCTATACATCTACATATCCTGTAATTACTTCAGGTAAAACCACACGTGTTATCATTACATCAACTGCGAATGGTTTGGGCAATACTTTCCACAAGTTGTGGGAAGGTGCAGTACAAGGCACAAATGATTTTAAAGCATTTCGTGTTGACTGGTGGGATGTTCCAGGTCGTGATGAAGAATGGAAACGTCAAACTATTTCCAACACATCAGAACTTCAGTTTGACCAAGAATTTGGTAATAATTTCCATGGTACCGGTAATACGTTAATCAATGCCAATGCGTTATTATCTTTAAAATCTAAAGAACCGCTATATTCAATGAATAGTGTGAATGTTTATGAAGTACCTGTAAAGAAAGACAAAGAAGATCCAGAATCTAAAGATCATAATTATATTGTATTAGTTGATGTGGCAAAAGGTAGAGGACAAGATTATTCAACATTTAATATTATAGATGTAAGCACTAATCCATTTAGACAGGTTGCTACATTTAGAGATAACAATATCTCTCCGCTCTTGTTTCCGGATGTGATTTATAAATATGCTAATATGTATAATAAAGCATTAGTTGTTATAGAAAATAATGATGCTGGTCAAGTTGTATGTAACGGTTTATTTTATGATTTAGAATATGAAAATACCTATACATCAAATGGAGTTAAAGCTGATGCTATAGGTGTTTATATGGATAAAAGGACAAAGAAGATAGGTTGTTCCCATATTAAAGATTTGGTTGAGCAGAAAAAGATTGAGATCGTTGATGCTGAAACAATTGTAGAGATGTCTACCTTTGTTTCTAAAGGTCAATCATATGAAGCAATGACCGGTATGCATGATGATTTGATGATGAACTTGGTGATGTTTGGTTGGTTTGCAGCTACTCCAATGTTTGCAGAATCAATCGATAGTGGCATGAGAGAATACATATATGCACAACAAATGAGGCAGATAGAAGACGAAGTGTTACCATTTGGCTTTAACGACGACGGTAGAGAAGAATTAGAACCAACTCACATAGATAACGAAGGGCAGGTTTGGCGAGAATTTAATTGGCCAGAAGATCCACAACCATGAATTTCACACTAATACTATTCGCATCGGCATTTGCAATATCATCTGTCGCCGCATATTATTCTGTAGCAGGATTAGTTGCTATATTTTCTGGTGAACCCATCGCAGCCATTATAATGGGTGTAGCTTTAGAAATAGCTAAACTCGTCGCCGCTTCATGGATATATCGTAATTGGCAGACTACTGCTAGATTACTTAAATACTATTTTACTACAGCGGTATTAATACTTTCATTGATAACTTCAATGGGTATTTTTGGTTACTTATCGAAATCACACTTAGAACACAGCGTTATTTCTGGTGGAGTATCATCACAAGTTCAACTAATAGATGATAAGATATCGACCGAAAAAGAAAATATAAGTGCTGCAAGAAAAGCACTGAAACAGTTGGATGAGTCAGTAGACCAAACGATGGCTAGATCTACTGATGAAAAAGGTGCAGAAAGAGCTGCGTCTTTAAGACGTTCACAACAAAAGGAGCGTCGCACACTTTTAGCCTCGATTGATGAGTCACAAAAGACAATTGAAAAACTTAATGTAGAGAAGGCACCTATTGCTGGCGATCTGAGAAAGATCGAAGCGGAAGTTGGCCCGATAAAATACGTTGCAGAGTTGATCTATGGTGATTCGTCAGTTGAGGTTATTGATAAAGCAGTTAGATTAGTTATTATATTAATCATCTGCGTATTTGATCCATTGGCTATTTTGCTGTTGATAGCCGCAAATATGGAAATGAGGAAAGGTACTCCTCGTGCAAGTACCGCAACAGAACAGAAAGAGGAGAAGATCGTGGAAAAACGACCCTCTGGAACATCGAGAACTTTACCTATAAAACCTAAAAAGCCTAAAAAGCCAAGTCTTCCAAAAAGAACAAAGCCTACGGTACCTAAAAAGAAACCGAAACCAGTTCCTAAGAAAAAGCCAGTTCGTAAACCCAAGAAGGGCACCGTTGGTGCAACACCTGGATTAGACGATGTTATAACCATTAAGAAGAGCACAGTTTATCGCTTCGATGGCTAGAAATCCTGAAGTTATAAATATATGCAGAAGTGATAAATTCTTATTATGACACATATTATGCTCTCAACAATCCATATTAACTTAAAATCGAGGTAGAGAAAAATGGCTTTTCAAGTTTCTCCTGGCGTAGCAATACGCGAAATCGATCTTACAAACGTTGTACCTGCAGTCTCTACTTCAATTGGAGCAACTGTAATTACAGGTTTAAAAGGTCCGATAGAGGAGATTGTAACCATTACTTCAGAGAAAGAACTAGCAGATACGTTCGGTGTGCCAACAGATGACACAGCTCCGTATTTCTTTAATGCTGCAGCTTTTCTAAAGTACGGTAACAATCTTAAGGTAGTCCGTGTCGCTGGCTCTGGTGCAAAAAATGCAACAGCTGGAGTATCCACAGCAGGTACTGGACTTTTAATCAAAAATAAAGATCACTATGAAACGAACTATGAGAATGGTTCTGCAACTCAAGGCTGCTTCGCTGCTAGAGATGCTGGTGATCTAGGTAATTCAATCTCAGTTGAATTCGTAACTAATGCTACATCATATGCAGCTTGGACAGACTGGAAAGATCAATTCGATTCTGCTCCTGGTACATCTGATTATGCATTATCTAAAGGTGGTACTGCAGACGAAATGCATATCATCGTATACGACAGAACAGGTTACATCAGTGGTGTTGCTGGTACAGTACTAGAAAAATTTGCTTATGTATCACAAGCTCGTGATGCTAAGAAATTTGATGGTACATCAAACTACTATAAAGAAGTTATTAACGCAACATCAAAATATCTTTGGTGGTTAGATCATCTATCTACATTAACAACAGCTGGTTCATTAGCCTCTGAAAACTTTGCAACAGTCGATACTGTATACAGTAAAGATCTTGCTGGTGGAGAGGATGGAGCTACAGTTGATGAAGGTGATATCGATGATGGCTTCCAAGTATTCAATGATGCAGAAACTGTCGACGTCAACTTATTGATTGGTGCACCAACTCTTGCTTCTACAGCAGGCGAAACTCAAGCAGCTAACTTAATCGCGATCGCAGAAAATCGTAAAGATTTAATCGCGTTTGTCTCTCCTCCAATCAGTGCAACGGCAGCATCGACAACACAAAAACAAGATGTTATCGATTTCGTTGACACATTAACATCAACATCATATGCTTTCGTAGACTCAACAGCGTTGAAGATCTATGATAAGTATAACGACGTTTATCGTTGGATCCCAGCAGCTGGTCATATGGCTGGTCTCTGCGCTAATACTGACGAAGTTGCTGATGCTTGGTTCCCTCCAAGTGGCTTCAACCGTGGTCAATTATTGGGTGTAACAAAGATTGCTTTCAACCCTAAGAAAGCTGAACGTGATGATTTATACAAAAAACGTATTAATCCAATCGTTTCTTTCCCAGGTGAAGGTACAGTATTGTTTGGCGATAAGACTCTTCTAAGCAAACCATCTGCATTCGATCGTATCAACGTACGTCGTTTGTTTATCATCTTAGAAAAAGCTATCTCAACTGCTGCTAAGTATCAGTTGTTCGAGCTTAACGACGAATTCACTCGTGCTATGTTCCGTAACATGACAGAACCTTTCCTCAGGGAAATCCAAGGTCGTCGTGGTATTACAGACTTCAAAGTAGTTTGTGACGAGACAAACAACACCGGTGAGATCATCGACAGCAACCAGTTTGTTGCAGATATCTACATCAAGCCAGCACGTTCTATTAACTTTATTACTCTGAACTTCATCGCTACTCGTACAGGCGTTGACTTTGCAGAAATCGGAGGTTAATCATGGCTATTCTTGGCGTAGATGATTTTAAATCAAAACTAGTTGGCGGCGGTGCGCGTCCCAATCTATTCAAAGCAACAGTTAACTTTCCAGCTTACGCTGGAGGTGAAGTTGAATTGACAAGCTTTATGATTAAAGCTGCTCAATTACCAGCATCTGTTGTTGGGACAGTATTGGTTCCTTTCCGTGGTCGTCAATTAAAGATTGCCGGAGATCGTACATTCGATCCATGGACAATCACAGTAATCAATGATACCGACTTTAAAGTGCGTAATGCATTTGAGCGTTGGATGAACGGCATCAATCAGCATCGTAACAATACAGGTTTAACAAATCCTATTGATTATCAAGCTGACATGCAAGTTGCTCAATTAGATAAAGCAGGAAATGAAGTGAAAGTGTATAACTTCCGCTCAACATTCCCAACAGCTGTATCTGCGATTGAGTTATCATATGATTCAGTAGACGTAATTGAAGAGTTCCAAGTAGAACTTCAAGTTCAGTACTGGGAATCTGATACAACGTCTTAATTAAACGTTGGTAAATAGAAGGAGAGGGGAAACCCTCTCCCTCACTTTGTTATTATAAAGGCATAAAAATGGAATTATTCGGCTTCGAAATATCACGTAAAAAGCAAGAAGAAGAACAGGCGAAGAAACAGTCGTTTGTTGCACCTGACATTGACGACGGTGCGACCGTTGTTTCTGAAGGTGGGTACTATGGTCAATACGTAGATATCGAGGGCACTAAGGCTAAGGATGACTCGGACTTAATTAAAAAGTACCGTGAGATCTCTCTTTATCCTGAGTGTGATGCTGCCATCACGGATATCGTTAATGAAGCTATCGTAGCTGATGATGATGTTCAACCCGTTGATATTATTACTGATGATATTAAATATCCAGACACAATCAAAAAATTAATTAAACAAGAGTTTGATAATGTAGTTAAATTATTAAAATTTAATTATCAAGCGCATGATATATTCCGCAAATGGTATGTTGATGGTAGAATATACTATCACATGATCATCGATGAAAAAAATCCTAAAGCAGGTATTCTAGAATTACGACCAATAGATTCTATCAAGATTCGTAAAGTTCGTTCAGTTATCGAAGAAAAAGATAAAGCAACTGGTGCGAAGATGGTAAAAGGCTTTAATGAATTTTACATCTATAATGATTCGTTGATGGGCAACTATTCAAATCCAGGCGGATTTGGTGGTCCTCGTACACAAGGTCTTAAAATTTCTAAAGACTCTATCGTTCATGTTCCATCCGGTCTAATCGACAGTACTTCTAAGAAGATGCTTTCGTATCTGTTTAAAGCATTAAAACCAGTAAATCAATTGCGTATGATGGAAGATTCACTTGTCATCTATCGTATGGCACGAGCACCAGAACGTCGCATATTCTATATTGACGTTGGTAATTTACCTAAAGGTAAAGCTGAGTCATACTTACGCGATATCATGGCAAGATATAAGAACAAGATTGTTTATGATGCAACGACTGGTGAAATTAGAGATGATCGTAAACATATGGCTATGTTGGAAGATTTTTGGTTACCACGTCGTGAAGGCGGTAAAGGTACAGAGATCTCTACACTACCAGGAGGTGAAAACCTTGGTCAGATCGAAGACATCATTTACTTTCAAAAGAAATTATATCGTTCATTGAATGTGCCTATGTCTCGTATGGAGACAGAGACTGGTTTCTCACTAGGACGTTCTAACGAGATATCAAGAGATGAGTTGAAGTTTAATAAATTTGTAAGTCGTTTACGTAAAAAGTTTGCAGACTTGTTCATGCAAGTCTTAAGATCACAGTTGATCTTAAAAGGTGTTATCTCAAGAGAAGATTGGGAAGGCATTAAAGAAGACTTAATCATAGACTTTAAGAAAGATAACTATTTTGCAGAACTTAAAAATAGTGAGATCTTAAGAGAACGTATGCAGACTCTAGCATTGGTTGATCCTTTTGCTGGCAAATACTACTCACAAATGTGGATTCGTAAACACATCCTTCAACAGTCTGATCAGGATATTGAAGAGATGGATGCTCAGATGGAACAAGAACCACCATCTCAACAAGAGCTAATGATGATGCAGCAACAACAGGCTGAAGCGCCTGCTGAACCAACCCCTGAGCAACCGGCCAATCCTTTATTAGCTGGTGATCAGAATTCGAACGCGTGAAAGCGCAATATTTTATAAATATATTGAAAGAAGGCAATGATGAGTGAATTAGCAAATGATTTGTTAGACGCTATCGCATCTGGTAACCAAGAACAAATGCGTGCTAGATTTGATGGTGTTATGAATAGTAAAATTAATGATGCCCTTCAAGCTAGGAAGATAGAGCTTGCGCAAAGCATTTATAGCGAAGTGCAAGCACAGACTGAACAAGAAGAAGCTCTTCCAATTGATGATGCTGAAGTAGAAGAACAACCTGAAACGGTAGCATCTGAAAATGGAACTGAAGAAGCTTAAAGATATTCGTGAAAGCGGAAAGATTTTATTGAGTCTTCCTGCTGGCACAGATAAGGTCGAGGTCAAAGAGACGCTCGGCGTGTATTACATTTATATTAACGACCAAAAGGTAGAAACCTTTAGGACTAAAGAGACAGCTTTAGAAGTTGCTAATGAAGCAGCTCAAGCTTTAGGGACAGAAGAATGAAACTAATTACAGAACAAATTGATTCAGACATTCAGGTTATTACTGAAGCTAAACAAAACGGATCTAAAGATTTCTTTATTGAAGGCATCTTTATGATGGCTGATTCAAAAAATCGTAATGGTCGTGTATATGAATCCAAGATTTTAAAACCTGCTGTTGAAAAATATATTCAAGAGCAAGTTAAACAAGGTAGAGCTGTTGGAGAACTTAACCATCCAGATGGTCCAACAATTAACCTTGACAAAGTTTCTCACCTAATTACAGACCTTCGCTTTGAAGGTAATAATGTAATAGGTAAGGCAAAAATCCTAAACACACCTATGGGTCAAATCGTAAAAGGTTTACTCGAAGGCGGTGTAAAATTAGGAGTATCATCTCGTGGTATGGGTAGTCTTGAGGAAAGAAACGGTTCAAACTATGTGAAAGATGATTTTCACTTAGCTACCGTTGATATCGTTCAAGATCCATCTGCGCCCGCTGCTTTCGTTAACGGAATCATGGAAGGTGTAGAATGGATTGTAGAGAACGGTGTTTTTAAACCTCAAGAAATTGAAAAGATTGAGACTGAAATTAAGAGAACGCCAAAGGCTCAGCTAGCTGAAGCTCAAGTACGTGTTTTCCAACATTTCCTCTCTAAACTTTAACACTAAGGAGTGATTTGAATGTCACAACAAGATCTTAACAAAGATCAACTAGACGACGTAAAGCTTAGTGATGAACAACTCGTTGAAGTTTCTGAGGAACTAGCTGAAGATGCAGCAGCAACTATTGATCCAAAAGGCGACGCTAAGTCTGCTAAATTTGGTCAAGGTGCTGATTTCCAAGACGACAAGGCTAAAACCCTTGCTGATCTGGGAGCTACTAAGACAGCTGAAGCCCCTAAAACTAAATCGGGTATCATCGCTGCAACAGTTGAAAAATTGTCTAGCTTGAAAAAAGAAGATCTTCAAGTTATCTACGGTAAACTTTTCTCTGAAGAGTCTACTGAAGAGGTTAAAGAAGCTGTGGTTGAAATCGACGTTACAGAAGAACTAAAAGCTCTTACTGAAGCTGATGCCAACTTATCAGAAGAATTCAAAGAGAAATCTGCGGTTCTTTTCCAAGCTGCTTTGACATCTCGCGTAGCTGTAGAAAAAAATAAACTTGAAGAGCAGTATCAATCTAACTTAGACGAAGCTGTAGAAGGCATCCGTTCAGAACTCGTTGAGAAGATCGACGGTTACTTGAACTATGTTGTAGAACAGTGGATGGAAGAAAATGAACTTGCTGTCGAGACTGGCCTCCGTGCTGAGATCGCAGAAAGCTTTATTGATTCTCTCAAGACTGTATTCGTTGAACACTACATTGATGTTCCAGAAGGTAAAGTCGATCTAGTCGACGGTTTAGCAGAACAAGTTG